TCTGCGGTCCTGTAAGTCGTCAGCATGTTACCTCCCATCGTATGAGTCACGGATGATTACCCCGATGATGACGCCTAACACTAGTCCAAACAGCAGAGACATCGGTTCAATGGGAGGCAGAGGCTCCGCACGCAGCTGCTCCACCTGTCTTCTTGTAACGACTGGAATCTCTGCTAGGATGTTATGCAGGTAATGGTGGGGACCAGAGAGACCGGAAGGTCCCGTCCCTGGCTGTTGGTCCTTTGCAGCTGGGGACGCCTGCGCCATCTAACCCTCCGCTCGCATGCCACGGCTCCACGGTCCCTTCACGCGCGACCATTCGGCCAGCCAGACCGCGTCTGCTTCTGCAAGGATGAACTTGCGTCCAAACCGCTTTTCCGCCTCTTCCTTCAAGGTGCGCTTATGGTTCGTCACGCAGTCGCGCTTCGGAAGGTACATGTCGCGCTGCCACATGGATGGTGTGACTGCATGGACGCGGACACCTCCGGCCTTCGAGAGTAATAGGCCAGCCCATGCCTCCCCATAAACCCTTCCAAAAGTGAACGTACTTGAAAGGCCCTGCTTCGGCATCGCGCCCACCCGTTCGATGGTCGCTGCGTGGATGCCGTCGTCCAGCTCCGCGAAGTGGTCTGCGATGACCAGTGCGATGCGGCCTTCAGTGTCCGCGTCTTTGAAGCGGCTAATCTTCAGGACTGCGCCGTCCTGGTCGATGCTGGCGATTGCGCCGTTCTTGCCGGGGTCCACGCCGGAGTAGATGAAGGTGCTCACTCAAACATCCTCAGAATACGGAACATGTTCGAATCCGGGAGGCTTCAATCCTCTTCTGGAGTTGAACCATTCATCTGGTGTTGATTGCGTGTTCGTTGCGACATTGCCTTTGTAGTAGAAGGTGTCGAGGCCTTCCTGATTGATGGTTGAGATAGCTCGCACATTCGGCATTATCTGCTGTGCACGTTTGATGCATCCGGTCATGTCGCAGCAGTGGTTCAACGGAAAGAACACCGCCAGCCACTTCTTATCGTAATCTACGATTTTCCATTCAAAAACTGCACATTGGAGCAGGTCATCTCTGTCCAGTTTGTCAAGCTCTTCATTGCTAATCCAGTTTTCATACCCAAGTTTCCACATCTCATCCCTCCCGGTTATGCGCGGTAATGCGCGGTTATGAGCTGGTTACGCGATGTAACCATCTGTCCGGAATCTCCGGATGGTTCAGTTGTAAGCCAATATTTTACAGCTTCGGCCTTCTGCTGCGCTATTCGCTGCTTTCGGTACTCTCTCTGCTTTGCCAGAAACTCTTCTGGATTACGGGCCTTCCGAGCCTTCACAGCTGCTTTCTGAATCGCGTTGCACACCTCTGCACCTAAAAGCTGCCGTTTGGCTGCGTACTCCTCTCTGCGCTTTTGTCGGACCGCCTCTGCATACACAGGGTCAGTCGCGTACTTCTGACGCCTCCAGGCATCGCGCTTCGACTGCTTCTTCCGCTGCGCTTCCTTCGCTTTCTCTGGGTTCGCAAGACGCCATGCTTTCTTCGTCTCCTTCCTCTTCCGCTTCCTGTCGATGACGGCCTGTGCAGCTGCAGCTTCACGGTCTGCACGCTCCTGCGCCGCGGCCATGATGCGAGCAATGGCCTCTTCACGGTTAGTGTTAGTCGTCATGGATGCCTCTGCTCTTCATCTCCAGCTGGAGGCGCTGCAGCAGCAGCTTCATCTGCGCCATGAACCCTTTCAAGTTCTCAATGCGCAGCGTGTACACGCCCATCATGCAGCTCCACGCAGGCTCCTGCATGCTCTTCTTGCAGCGACCCAGCTTGTACCTGGCAGTCGTGACATCAGCCATGAAGCCCTTCGCCTCCTGCAGCTTCATCGACACCAGCGCGGCTCCATCAATGATGTGACCATCCGGCAGTTTACTGTAATCAATGTTCATGGCTCTATCTCATTACCAAACGATGTAACCATGACGCGCATGATGCCATCGACGCACTGGTCGTCTGTAAGCTTGAACTTTCCAGCAATCACACCTTCAATCACATTCATGCAGACCTCAACGCTTTTGAAGCCAAGTCCGTTGAACGACATCACAGTGCGAAGGCTGGCAGGGTCGATAAAGTAATAGGGCCAGTTCGCAGTCGGATGCCCGCAATGTCTGAACTGCCAACCTGAATCCTCATGCGCGTAGTGAGTCCAGCATGTGCCGGGTTTTGGAGAAAGGCGGGTCCATCCGTGTCGCTTCATGGTGCCACCTCGAGCGCAGACACCAGTGCGTCAATCTCAGTTGCCTTCCAGATGCCAAGGTTGATGCTCGCGCCTTTGCCTTTGCCAGACAGAACCGTCGCGCCTCCGACCGCCCAGAATCCGCTTAGGTTCACAGACACGCTTGCAGCTGGTCCCCATGACTCGCGCACCAGAGCCAGCAGGCAGCCGAGCGTGGCAGGGTCGGAGAGGTCTGGTACGCTGCCAGATACGCACTCTGCGATGTAGGACAGGTTCTCGTAATACCCGACGACATAGTCGTCGTCGTCGCATCGCGTGACACGCAGGTCCTTATTGGACAGCATGCCCGGCATCCACCGCCAGCGCTTGCAGGCGATAGCGCGCTGGCCCAACTGTTCGAGGTATTCTGACTGTTCGGTGGTCATGCCCGCCTCCACTGGTGCCAGTTCCCCTTCGTCTTCTTGCACTCTTCCCATACGACCTCCTGTCCATGCAGGCCGTGTTGAACCTTCTCCTTCGACGGCACACTGACGGCCAGAGCGTCCTGCACTGTAAGCCGGTCCAGCGGGTCGTGAAGGAACAGGACGAAGACCCACCATTTGTGCGTGTTAGGCCACTGCGTCGCTGACTCCACACGCTTGTAGAGCAGCTGCCTGCTCATACCGCAGGAGATGGCCAGCGCAGAGTAACTGCCGTGAACCTGCGAGGTCCGCATCCGGATGAGCTCACGCACCTCCGGGAAGGTGTCTGTCTTTTCTGCAGTCATCATCGTGCCCTCTTCATGAAATCATTGATGACCTGGTGCCATCTGTCGTGATGCTTCTTGCAAAGCGGAACTGTTCCGAAGGCATCGGCCTCCGCGACTCCGAAGAACTCCTTCGGTGCGTAATGATGCATTTCAACGAACGGGTCGCCGCAGACATTGCAGGTCTGACCGGAGAACGACTCTGCAGCTGCATACTGAAGCTCCGGCGACTGGACCCGCTTCACGATGCTCTGCGACAGCGCGAACTCTTTCGTCAGGTCGTACCTGTCTCCCACCCTGCAGTCAGACATGCCCGGAAGGGCCTCCTGCACGCGGTCAGGCCATGCCACGACTTCGCTGTCGCACTCCATGCAGCCGCAGCGGTAATGCTGCGCGCCGTTAGACGCTATGAACTCCACAGCGCCCCATGCATACATGCCGCAGTGTGGGCAGTTATGTTCCGGAAAGGCGGTCCGGCTCCCTCGCATGACGCTCACAGCAGCAGTTCATTATCGTCGGAGTCAGTCGCGTTTACGTCGATGGACACCTTCTCCACCTCGTTGTCTGCGGCCGGAGGTGCCATCGGAATCCGCAGAGCTCCACGCTTCACAGTCTCCAGAGGAGCATGCGTCGCGTCGATGGTCTGACCAGAACGCTCTTCGTCGTCCATCAGCTCGAGCGCCTGGACAATGTCCGTGGACTTCGGAAGGTAATGGAACGCGCGACGGATGACCGTCTTCCGGCACATCTGCTCGTAATCCGTCTTCCACGGACCAGACGAACCAGACTGGCTGCGCGACCGAATCTGGTCGCACTGCTTCTTGCTCATGTACTCAATGAAGTTCTCCCCGCTCTTCAAGCGGACGAAGCAGTACACGCCCACCATGCTGTCGTCGGCGTCCGGATCGAGGTTCTCTTCATGGATGAACGGAACCTCGAGGTGACGCGCAATCTTGAAGGTGTCCGACTTCCGGACCACATTCGCGCTGAAGCTCCGAATCTCTCCGCTGCGACGCATCAGCGCTAGCATGCCTTCGTACCCGATGATGAGCGTGCATTCATTGCCGCGCGGGATGAGGTAGCACAGGCCCTGCACGTTAGGCTCAAGGCCGAGCTGCGCCGCCGTCATGATGCATGCCTGGACAGATGCCAGAGAGCACTGCAGCAGCTTCGGGTTCTTGCGTGCAGTCGTCTGCAGCGAACGCGTCCAGCGCTCTGCGGTCATCACAGCGGGGAGCGCCTTCCGGAACTCTTCCACGGTCGCAGGAGATGCAAGCCAGCCGATGAGGTCCTTGCGTGGTTGTGTCTGAATTTCGGTTGTCATTGTCAATGTCCTTAGTCTAAACGCACGAAGACCGCGAAATGCGGCTTCATCTGGGGTTGCGGTTGGTTAGTTCGAGCTCTCGCTAGCGACGATGCTCTTGCGAAGAGAATCATACTCCCGGTGCAGATTGGAAAGCAACTTTTTCTGCATCTCAATCTCCGCTTCTCGCGTCTGCCAAGGCTGCTGCTGCTGCAAATACTCGAGCGTCTTCAGCGTGGAGCGGATGGTCGTCATCTGCCGGTTCATCTCCGCGAAGGTCGTGCCGTGGACAGGATGGTCAGTCCACTTCCGCGGACTGTTCCGCTTCCTGCTGGGAGTCGCCACAGCGTCCACGCGCTTCGGAAGAGGCCCATGCTTCCGCTGGAAGTAGTTCGCGGCACAGGCCACGATGTACTCCATGAACTCGAGCGCCTGCTCCCGTTCGCGGCCTTTGATGTAATGCTCGTCTGCAATGCGTGACATCCTCTCTCTCCTTCGTTGCGGTCCTTTGACCAGGGGAATGCGGACGGCTGGGAATCGAACCCAGCCACAGGCCTAACCTAGTCCGGCTTCTTCGGGACGACCGACCATGTGATGGGTCCCCATTTCTTCATTGCCATTTCGTTCTGAAGCCACACCTGCAACGGCGAACGGCCCTTAGACAAAATCCGGAACAGCTTCACAAAGTCCGCAGGAGGCATGCCGGCAGGAATGCCAAACTCCTTCTTGAGCTCCTGCGTCACTTCTAGACGCGCAGCCTGCCGCTGACGCAGAGCCTCCAGACGGCACTCACGGCACCAGCTCTGCCGGCGAACCACACTGAACTCCCCTTCAGACGTAACATGCTTCATGTTCCGAAATCCGAAGACTGCGTCCACCTCGCCTTCGCTGCAGGTCTTATCGCAGTGCACGCATGCGTGAATCGGCACCAGCTTCGCAGACGGTTCGCTGACGCTGTACCAGTCCTCTTTGCCGTCCTCGTCGATGTAGTAACGAATCCGTGTCCCTTCGGTCAGCGTCTCCTCCGGCTCAAACTCCTCCGACTGGTCGTCTGCTTCCGTGTAAATCGGAAAGCCGCTCTCACCATCGTCTAGGACATCGGCCTCCATCAGCATCTCTGCAAGGATGCCAGACCCAAGGTCGTGGAGACGATGCGCAAACTCAACAGCGTTCTCATCCTTCTTCGGAAGTACCCTGTTCTGCAGAGACATCAGCACACACTGTAACGCTAACTGTTCTTGAACCTTCATGACCTCTCTCCTGTTCTAATGTCGCTTCATTGCGACGGGTTGAAATAAAGGCGCGAAGCCGGGCATTGAACCCAGCGCGAAGGCCTAACCCTTCTTCGCCCGTGGCGCTGTGATGGTCGCCCCGCCAGAACGCGTCACAGTCTTGCGGTACAGTGCAGCCATCGCAGGCTGCGCCTCCTCAAACGCCTTCGCGTCAAAGGCCTCCTTCGAAGACTCCGGCGTGAACGACGACTTGATGCCGGAAGCCGTGTGCAGCTTCGGACCTTCCGCATGGTATGCCACGATGACCTTCTTCAGCGCGTCCTGCCGGTCTTCAATGACCTTCTTGGAGCGGTTCAAGTCGGTGTACTCTTCCATCGCTGCTTCAACGGCACCAGACACCATGATGGAGTCGTCGGTCGCCTTCGGACGGATGGTCGCTGCCAGAGATGCTAGGCTGTCGCTGTCCGACGCTGCAGGCCATCTGCCGGCGCTGTCATTGACCCATGCGATAGCAGCCTCTGCTGCTTCGATGATGGTCGCCTGCGTCTCTTTGTCCTCGAGGATTTCCAGAAGGTGGATGCGGTCGTATCCGAGGCCGGTCGCCACGCACAGGTAACCCTTCTTGCATCCACAGACGAGAAGCTGCGCTTGACACTGCAGATAATACTGAAGCCGAACATCGCCCGGCTCGAGGTCAGCGAAGCCGAACTCGTCCACCTGCTGCCAGTCTGCGCCGCTGCGGTCTACCTTCGCTTCAAAGGTTGCAACCACAAGCTCCTCCCCGAACCCAGACGAAATCCGCTCGTCCAGGATGAGAGCGTCAGGAGTCGCAGACACTGCTCCGAAGGCCAGAGACTCCGGATGCGTCCACGCTAGAGGCGACGACATCGTCGTGATACCCAGCTTCTGCATGCCAGCCCGCACGATGAACTCTTCGAAGTCGCGACCGAAGCGCATTGCGTCGTTATCGTTCTCGTCCACGATGCCTGCACGCAGGTCACGCTTCGTCCGAACGATGTCCAGCAGGCCAGCCCACTTGGAGACACCCAGAACCGCAGCGACCTCAGACGCGCCGATGTGGTTTGCGCGGCCCAGCTGCCACTGCGCGCTGCCGTGTTCCGCAGGAGGAAGAGCCACGGCCTGCTTGTTCGCGTAAGTGTGACGCGGCTTAGTCATGGGACACCGTCGCGCGAATGGCGTCACGACGCTCCTGCATCAGAATCACCAGCTCGTCGATGACGCTGGTCACAGCGTGAGCTGCGCCTTCGTTCGTCAGAGCCTGCTCGAGCTGTGCACGCAGAACCGGACGCGACGGCGTTGCAGTCGTCAGATTCGTCCAGCCAACAGAGAAGGTGCTCTCGAAGTTGTCCATGACATGGGTGCCGACCTGCAGGACCATGCGGACCTCGTCCATCACAACCACGCAGTGAACCTTCCAGCTCTCGCTGTGGTAACCGGGCGTCTCATACGCCAGCATGTCAGGCAGCAGGTCAACCTTCCGCTCTGCACTCAAAGAGTACGACGTGGCCGAGGTGTAAGTGACCTTCCACGGCAGAGGCAGGACCTGCGCCACGATGGTCAGAGTAGGCGGGATAAGAGACAGAACAGGACTAATGTCGGTATGGATGTCCATGACCTTCCTTTGGTGTGGCCCGATGGCCGTGATGGGGAATCTCTCTAGCGGACTGCTATCCTAGACGCGCAAAGATACATTGTCAACTTACTAACGACACACACAGCGAACTTTCTTCACCTGCTCCAGAACTCAGATGGGAAAGGCGCTATCTTCGAAGTCTGCTACCTCAGACGACATCTTCGAACCTTTCATCAACCACGCGGATGTCCGGCACCGGCTCCCCGTGGACTTCCTTCAAAGCGGCTTTAGACAAAACCATGCAGCGCACGCGGACGCCTGCAACCATCGCCTTCTTGTCCAGGCGCTTCGCATCAGTCTCCAACCACCCGCGCAGCTGCCACGCCTTGAAGACGCCTTCCGCGTCGAAGTCAGCACGCTTCAACACTTCGCGCAGCTTACTCACAACCACACCCAGCTCCGCAATCGTTCCGTCCTGCACGCGCGCAACACCCATCCAGCCGCCGTTCGGCATCTCCTGCGTCTTCGCTCCGACGTTCGCGAACTTGTCCGGCTCCAAAGCCACAAGGCCCATGACGAACTCCAAAGCTGCAAGCGGACGGTCCGCGCTGGCTCCCGCTGACAGAACCTTCATCCACAGCTCGTCGGTTCCCACCATGATGTCGTACCAGTCCACAGGCAAAGCGGCCTCTCCAACCCACTTCGCCATGAAGTCCTGCAGCAGCCTCCACGTTAGTTCTAGCGTCGCCATGTAACCGGCCAGACGAGGTGCCACCTTATTCCCCGGCGACAGCTTCAGTGCACGCGTCGTGAACTCCGCCTGGTAATGGTTCCACGATGCGCGCAGCGCCTTCTTGCCGGCATCGTCCAGACCCTGCAAATGTTCCACCATCCGCATCTGCGCATGGCCGTAATGCATCGACATGTGAGACAGCAGGTCCGCAATCTTCGCTGCCATCTGCGGCGACTGCTCTCCCCATGGCAACCCATGCAGCGTCACACACCTCGAGCGCAGGCCACCGTCTCCCGTAATCGACGACAGCGGATACTCCGATGTACTGATAATGATGCTCTTGAACTCTTCCGTCCGCTGGAACTTTCCTACCACCGTCGTTCCACGGTCACGGCCTCGGCCGCTCATCAGCTGGTACACTAGCGCAGACAGGTGCTTTGGACCTAAACGCTCAGACCAGTTCTTCGTCTCATCAATCGCAACCGTGTGGTGAGCGAACATGCTGACATAACTCTGAATCGCAATCGGCGTGGAGCTGTAGGTCGTCGCCAGCTCAAGCGGATACCCTATCGCTGACAGCGCCACCTGCATCATCTGCGACTTGCCGCACCCTGTCTCTCCGCACAGGTCCATAAAGAAGGTCCGGGCTGTCTCTCCAAGGAACGGGAGCAGCGCCGATGCAGACGCTGATGCCACCATCGCTCGCAGCGTCGAATGCTCAATCAGATAGGGCAACAGGGCCGTCGTCCACTCTTGCGCCGTCCCGTTCTGGTGAACCATCGACACGGCCTTCGCGCCTGTCTCATCCAGCTTCAAGAAGGCAGGGGCATCGCCCATGGCAACCTCTCCTAGCAGGAAGCCTTTGCCATGCCATCCTAGCACGCGCGACATCCGCTCCTGGTGCGCACACCTGCGTAACATCGACTCCGACGCGCCGATGTAGCGCACTGCCTCCGCAGAGGTCGCAGAGGTCACAGGTATCCCAGAGTCTAGGCAACCCAGCAGAGCGTTACCGCTGCAGAACACCCGACGTGACTCCACCTGTATCTTCCTCCTGTCTTCGTCGTCCCACTCCGCCTGCAGGCTCTCCACGCCCATCGTCACCTCGAGGATGCGCTTCGTGATAAAGAAGGGAGGGTCAGACACCAGTACATGCTTCTCTACCTCTTTGCCGTCCCTCCCCTTGACCATCGCCACCCGGACCAGACGCCCGTTCTCGTCGATGTCATAATCTTCTGGCAGGTTAGGCGCGTATGTCCGAGCAGCTGCAGGCTCCTCCGCTGCGGCCTTCTCCTTCTTCGCAGACGGCTCTTCTGGCAGTGGCACATCGTCCAGCATCCAGTTAGGCATGACCGGCTCTGTTTTGACCTTCTTGGGCGGTTTCCACCCAGCCTGCGTCGCTGCATGCCACAGCGTACCCAGACCGATGAACGACTTGCCGTTCTTCTGGATGCGCTCCCACTGCACCTTCGCAGACTCATCATCGAACTTCGGACTCGTCGCTGACCAATCCATCCACAGCTGGTAACCGTCCGGCACATCGCGCAGGGCCATGCCCACGCGGAACCAGTCCGCATAAGACATCGACGCACTTAGACTGAACAGCGCCGATGCCACCCAGGACACATCGCCTAGGTCGCCGTTCCGAACCCGCTCTTCACGCGCCGTCGTACCCGTACTCTTCAGAAGGAGAAGCAGCCACGTTGCAGCTGCAGGCGGACACTCCGACTCCAGACCCGTGTCCCCGTCTTCCTCCGCCCATGCGTACAGCTTCCCACTGTTATGCAGCGAAGGTGGCGCGACGATGTAGCCACCCTCTCCTCGAGTATCCACGTTCCTGCAGATGCTTCCCGTGGAGTTCTGGACGACCTGTCCCTCTTCCAGCTCAAACAGAAGGTGCAGACCTCCGCCTCCCGTCTTCGACATCGCCGTCCGTGGGAAGGGCGAACCGGCCAGCCGCTCACACTCCTCCATCAGAACTTCAACCGGAATGTCCTTCGCGTCTAGGTCCAGCACTGCCAGACGAGAGGCCTGCCCCGTCCGGATGCCCACGTTCGCGCTGGGCCACTTCTTCCACCAGCTGCGAATCGTCGGAGGGTCCGTCGTCGCATCGTGCAGACCGTTCTTCGTAAATGGCTCCTTCTTTGACTTCCCGGAGCCGACAGGAAAGACCTGCCAGCCGCGCGAAGCGTACAGAAGGGCCGCGTCTAGGCACCTCGTCTCGCTCATCGTGTCCTCTCAATGATGGGGGAGGGTGAGCATACTCTCTAACGGTGCAAAAGCAAGTCTAGTCACACTAGACGGGAGCGATTTCTGGCAGCTGCTCCCCGATTTCTGGCAGCTGCTCCCCGATTTTTGGCTGATGCCCCCAGAATAGGGCTGTTTGACCCTCTCAAGGTACCTTCTGCCCCAATCCGCCCCACTTGCGCCCCAAGGTTGCCCCAAGGTCTGGGGCGGGTTTATCTCTCTATCTTACTGTTTCTTCTCATATCTTTCTTTACTGCCCCACATGCCCCACATCTGAACACACAGCACCTATACACGCGCGCACCTGCGCACCTGCGCACACGCTCGCATGCGCCTGCACGTCCGCGCACATAGTCGGTGTGGTGTTTTGAGTTTTGGGGCGGACCCCAAAAACACCCGCGCGGCCGCATACTTCCTGCCTCAAACAAGGTTTTTAGTAGTGGGGCGCGAAGTGGGGCGGATTCCGTCAAAGGCCGTCAAGAGCGGCAAAGCACCCTTCTAGCGTGTCAAAGCGCATACACCCTTCCGAGCCGCCTCCGGACGATGAAGACCGGAACTGTGGGACCCAGAAGAGCGGCGGCTTGCTAAAGGCCGCATGCCTCCGCTATTGACGCGCTAGTTCTTGCGTCAGAAGCACTGCGGGGATACATACTGCCTGTGCACGCCGCCTGCAAACCTTCGCGCGTGAACGCACCTGGAGCGAACAATGGGCTTCACACGAGAAGAGAAACAGGACTTTCAAGAAGAGGCATGGAAGCTCCGCCTGCAAGGGAAGAGCATGCGCGCCATCGGAGAGGCGCTGGGCCTGTCTGGTGGCTACGTATGCCAGCTGCTGCAGAAGGCGCTGGAGGAGAAGAAGGAGGAGCTGGTCGGCACTGCGGAGAAGCATGTGGCGAATCAGGCAGGTCGCCTGGACGCAATGATGGATGCGCTGTGGGAGAAGGTTCAAGCCGGAGACCCAAAGGCCATCGCAGCTGCGCTCGCCATTGAAGACCGTAGGTCTAAGCTGCTGGGGCTAGATGTCGCGCAGCGGAAGGCGCTGGACATCACGACCGGTGGAGAGGCCGTCTCATTCAAGATAGAGATACCCATCGTGGACCGCATTCGCGGCGCAGAGGGCGAAGATGCCTGAAATCGTCGTTGAACTACCGCGCCTGTATAAGAAGCAGGGCGCTGCGGTTCTGGACCCTGCACGCATCGTCTGCATTGAATCGACGACGAAGGCAGGGAAGACTCTCTCCTGTATCATCTGGCAGATTTCGGAGATGCTGAAGGCGGGCCCGGACACTGAACACTGGTGGGTGGCACCTGTGTACCAACAGGCAGACATGGCCTTCCGTGAAGCGTGGAAGCTGCTGCGCGGTAAGCCGGGCTTCCGTCAGTCGCTGTCCGACCGCAGCATCATCGGGCCGGGCGAACGGCGCTGGATGTTCAAGAGCGCTGACAAACCAGACAACCTATACGGGTCTGCTGTTTCAAGTGCCGTCCTGGACGAAGCCAGTCGGATGAAAGACGACGCGGTTGACGCTGTGTACAGTACGACGACAGCGACGCGGGGCCGGATGCGTCTCATCGGCAACGTTCGCGGCCGCAGCAATCGTCATTACCAGTGGAGCCGGAAAGCGGAGGCAGGGGAGCCGGGCTTTGCGTATCATCGTCTTACTGCTGACGACGCTGTTGCAGCTGGCCTGTGGCACGCTGCGGACCTCGAGATGGCGCGCCGGTCCATGCCGCATTCTGTCTTCCGGCAGCTGTATTACTGCGAACCCAGCGACGACGGTGCGAACCCGTTCGGCATCGACGCGATTCGGAACTGCGCGGAGCTCTGCAACGGCCAGCTCACAGGCGCTCCCGTTCGCGTCTGGGGTTTAGACATAGCTCGAAAGCGTGACCACACGGTTCTCATCGGCTTGGACGCGAACCGCAAGGTGGCGCAGTTCCATCGGTGGCATGGCCTGCCGTACAGCCGCATCGTGGAGCAAATCAAAGGCATCGTGGGGCCGCAGTCAAAGGCTTGCGTGTTTTACGACGCGACCGGAGTTGGCGACCCAGTCGGAGAGCAGCTGGAGAAGGAGAAGGTGTGGGTTGAACCCTTCATCTTCTCGTCTGCCTCTAAGCAAGGTTTGATGGAAGGCCTTGCAATGGCTTTACAGCAGGGGCGCACTTCGGTTATCGACGGCGTGCACCGAGCGGAGCTGGAAGGCTTTGAGTACGAGATGCGCGGCAACAGGATTGTTTACGAAGCGCCGTCGTCAATGAACGATGACGCTGTTTGCGCGCATGCTCTGGCGTGGCATGGCGCAGAGCGTTTAGGTGTAAGTCGTGATGTCCGCACGATTCCGAAGAATCAGGCGACATCTTCCAGGGTGAACACATGGTGACGCGGAATTCTGGATTAGTGGACCCGTCTGGAAACCCGATTTCCGTGATGGACGCGAACACTCGCGTTAGTGTCATGGGCGTTCGGAACTTCAAGGGCGGCTTCCCGGACGCGGACCCTAACAGCACATTCGGTCCGTATCAGCGACGCGGCACAGGCGGCAGCGTTAGTGGTAAGTACCAGGAGATGATGCAGACTCACTCCGGCATCGCGTCGGCTGTGTACTGGTCAATCACGGAAGCCGCGTCTCTTCCGAAGGAGGTCATCTGGCCACACACTTCGATGCCAGGCGCAGAAGAGAAGGCCTTCATGCACATCTGCACGCAGGCTGTGATTGAAGAGGCGGTCGTCTTTGACGGGACGCTGTCTGGCGCTAACGCGCTGTGGCAGTACGTCATTCTGGATGCGTTCATGGGCTTTGGGCTGATGCTGCCGCGTCTCCTCGAGGGGAACTCTGTTGAGTGGTACCCTGTCGCTCATTCGTCGGTGATGCTGTGGGACCCGGAGCCGCAGAGCTACTTCCTGCGTGGCGTGAAGTTCTCGACGGGTCAGGGTTACGCGAACGTCCCAGCAGCGGACCTCGTTCACGTTGTGCATGGCACAGCGACGGCTGGTGAGTGGGAAGGCAAGAGCATTCTTCGTTCGCTGCTTCAGCCGTATGAGCTGTGGAAGCAGACGGCGCTGAACGCAGGCATCTACAATCAGATGAGCTGGGGCTTCTTGGACATCGCGTATGACCCGTCGGTATCGACTGACGACATCGACGCAATGAACACGCTGGCAGGCCAGTTCCAAGATGGCGTGCGGAAGTACATTCTTCGTCCTCGGTCTGTTGACGTGGAGATGAAGTATCCGAAGGGCGCAGGCCCTGATGTTCTTGCGCAGCTCACCTATTACGACACGCTCATCCAGCGGATGCTGAACGACAATCTGGCCGGCATCGGCAAGTTCGGTTCGCGTGCAATGGCGGAGACGGTTGACGATGCGGCAGGCCGTCGCGCGAAGGCATGGGTTGACACCATCTTTGAGCGCGCATCGACGGGCATGTTTGGCTGGCTGGCGAAGGCGCATGGGTACGAAGGGAAGCTTCCCTGCCTTCGCAGCGTGTCTGCGGAGCTGACGACGGGTCTGGATGGATGGGCCGCGTATGTCCAGGGCGTGCAGTCTGGTCTGATTCGTCGCGGTCCTGATGACGAAGCGTGGGCACGTCGCGTCATCGGCGCACCGGAAGTAACAGTAGAGCAGGACAACGACGACCTGCCGGAAGCTATCGGAAGCACAGCGGTCGGCATCGCTCAGACGATTCTGGCCGGGCTGGTGCCGGGCTCCGCGGCTCCGATTGCACCAGAGGCGGCGCGTCTGCTTCTGATTGCGGCAGGTGTTCAGCCAGAGACAGCGGACCAGATGGTTGCAGCGCAGATGGGCATGGGCGCACCTGCGGCTGCGGCACCCGTTGCAAATGGAACTGTAAAGGAAATCTTGACGGTTGCACCGGCAGCTCCAGAGACTGCGCCTGCTGATGTTCCGCAGGTCGTCATCGGCGGGAATGTAGAGGTTCCTGCTGCGATTGGAGAGTCGTCTGCGTTTGCGCCTGCATCTGCAGAGCCGCCTGACGCGAAGATGGCAGACGACATGGCCGATGAAGCGACGCTTCTGGTCGCGTCGATGTCTGAGGCTCCTGACAGTCTGGTTCCTGCGGAGGTGATGCAGATTGCAGCTGCCGCGCTCGAGGCGCATCGTCTCATCGCGAAGGGCCGGACGACTGACACGGAAGCGCTGCTGATTGCGCGTGACCTCGCAGGCGGCAAGCGTTTGTCCTGGCGCAGGGTGATGAAGCTAGCAGAGTACTTCGGTCGTGAGTACCCGCGTCAGGTGGAGACGAAGTCGTTCAAGTCTGGCGGTCCTTCGTATCATGCGTACCAGCTGCGCGGAGGCGATGCCGGCCGTCGCTGGGTTCGCTCTCTTTTGATGGAGTACGCGCAGGGCGCTCATCGTCGCGCGTCGCGTCTGTCTGACCGTTCGAAGACTGGCGGAGGTGACCTTGCAGACGGCGAAGGCGAAGGCTTTCTCGTCGTCGGCGGCGACGGCAAAGAGTTCGTGAACTACCGGCCTCTCCGCGCGGAGGAGAAGGTTGTGAGCTGGGTGTCGCTGGCTGACAGTCGCGCGGTATTGGACGAGTTGCTGACGACTGCGATTCTAGCGATTGCAGACGAGCATCGCGCAGCCGTGATTGCAGGTCTGGCCGATGGATGGCAGGCCGGAGAGCGCGATGCGCTTTGGAATAAGTACCTTCAGCTCTACTCTTCCGCACTGACGACTGGGGCTGGTGAGATGCGGAAGAACGTGATTGAAGGCGTCGTCGATGAGGCGAAGTTGACTGCGCGTTCTGGCCTCGGCGTGGAAGCAAAGCCGTCTGCTCAAATCGACGATGCGGTGAAGTCGTTTCAGGCTGCTGCTGACCAGCAGTTCGCGCTGGCTGCAGCTGCAACGCAGAAGGCCGCAGAGATTGTGACTGACCGTGTCCAGGGCGAAGTGGAGCAGGCGATTCTGGGTGGCGCTGACATGTCTAAGTTCGTCACGCGGATTACGCCTGCCGGCCTGATGACCAGCACGCTTCAACCACGGAACATGATTGAGTCTGCATCGCGTGCAGCAGGGTACGCGCAGACTCCTGCGGCGCTGGCCTCTTCTGGTCTGGCACCGCTGGTTCCTGACCGGGTCATCCGCTCGAGCATCAATGACGCGGACCGCTGCGATGTCTGCGAATCGTTGGACGGCAAAGAGTACAACGTCCGGGACTTCGTCGTCGGCACTGACCTTGTGCTGCCTCCGCTTCCAGACCCGGACTGTCTAGGTGGCGCAGGCCGCTGCCGCTGCGGTTACATCGGTCTGTACGACTAGAGGCTGCAGACCTCGCAGGTGCAACCTTTGAGGATGTACCTGTTGGACCTCGAGCCGATGCCTTTGAAGATTTGAGTGATGTGGCCTTCAATGAAGAGGGACATGAGCTCAGACCGGACGGCTTTGTCTCCGAAGTAGCCGATGCGCGCTGCGAGGGTTCTGGGAGACGGGTGGAATCCGACTGCGTGACAGCGATGAAGCTCGTCAAGGAGCGCCTTTTGTCTTTTCGATAGTGCTGACTGGTCCATGGTTCCTCCAAAAGAATACCGCGCAGCAGATAGGATTGCACTACTGCGGCGAACGCCACACTAGTGGAGGATAAAGCGACAAACAAAGACTTTCAGTGCAAAGAAAGGGCGTGCAAGATGTCGGCATGTCAAAGAGCAGCTTACATAATCGTCCCCGCATCCGGACGAACGAGGTCAACCTTGGAGACGATGGTGCTCTTCGCTGGGTGTCTCTGCTTCCAGAGGGGAAGATTCACGCGCATGGCACCGTGTGGGACCTTGCAGCTGCGAAGACGGACCCCGATAAGCTGCAGTTCCGGTTTGATGATGTCGTGTCGTCGCTGGAAGACTGGCTGCAGGAGTTCGCTCCTCCGATTGCGGTAGAGCATGTGAAGGACGGAACGGCCGCAGGCTACCTCCGGGCGATTCGCGTTCTGAGCGCTGGCGAAGCTGCGAAGCTCGGAATCAAACAGCCTGCGTCGCGGATGATTTATGGCGGGTTGGACGTGACCAGTCCGGAGTGGGCTGCGCGGTTTGATGCCGGAGAGGTGCCGTACATCTCTCCGAACATTCGCGCAGGCGCATCGACGGAAACAGACAGGCGGTTCCCGTTCGGAATCGGTGAAGTCAGTTTCGTCACGGTGCCACAGATAAAGACTCAACAGGTACCCGTCGCAGAGATGCGCGGGGTATCCCTTTCGGAAGGAAACACCATGAAGTTTGCAGACATGATGGGCGCGTATTGCAATGAGCTTGGGCTTGACCAGGCGAAGGTTGAGGAGCTGCTGAAGATGGTTTCGGCTGCTGCGATGGCAGAGGCACCGACGCTTGACGAGGTTTCGATTGAGGCCGAGGCCAAGAAGGAAGACGAGGAGGTCGAAAAGGCTGACGCGGAGGCTCCGATGTCGGAGGTTGCGTCGCTTCGTGCAGAGCTGAATCGCGTGAAGCGTTCGGCTGCATCGGAGAAGGTGAAGAGCGCGATTACTGGCCGGAAGGTTAGCAGCGCGATGGAGACCCTTCTTACTGACGCACTGGTCGCTGGAAAGACTGCAACCTTCGAGGCGCTTCTTTCGGACCTCGCGCCTGTTGCCGCAAAGGTTGCAGCTGCAGCTCCTCGCGCTGTGTCGCCCATCGCTCCTGGCATGACGAACGGCAACAGTCTGAACCTGTCGGACGTCATGGGCAACATGCCGAAGTGGAACGACCTTTCGGACGCGGAGCAAATCAAGTGCATCTCGGACCTCGCTGAGGCCCAGAGCATCGACCCGATTGACGCCTGGTGCTGGATTCGCGACGGGAAGGCACCGACCTCTGTCGAAGAGAAGCGCGCCACTGCGAAGTTCACCTCTCTCTAATCAAACCCGAGTCTTCGGACTCTCTCCTTTGGAGTAAATCATGGCTCTTGCTGACCTGAATCCTCGTTCGACACTCAAGTTCCTTGCAAAGGCAGACCTCACTGGTGCAGAGGGGAAGCTTCTCACCCTTAATGTGACCGACAGCGCGACTAACGGTGTCGCCACCCTTGAGCTCGCGAATGCAGTCACCGACGTTCCTGTCGGCATCGTCGTCGTTGGCGCTGCATCGGACACCGGCACCTACCCGGGCTACGCGACCAGCTGCGAGATTTACGACACTCTCATCGGCTGCTTTGACGGCGCTTTGGCTGGTGGCACCATCACTTGCGGAGCTGCAGTCGAAGTTGATTCTACGGGTCGCTTCATCGTGGCCACCCCGTTGGCTGGTGACTTCATCATTGGATTCGCGATGACTGCTGCCACCGTTGGTGAGCAGTTTACCATCAAGTTCGCAGTCACCCAGTTCTAATCAACCCGGCTCTGGCCTTCATCGTTTGGAGTAAAGCATGTCTCTTCCCATTGGCGTAAATACAGGGGCACTTCGCCCTTCAGTCCTCCAGCAGATTTCGCTTCCGCGCTTCGGCGCGACGGGCCGTGAAGCAGCTCTCGTCTCGCCCATCATCAAGGTCGATACGCGTCAGGGCTTCTACCACTTCTTCCTGGACAACGACCAGCTCAACGTGGGTCCTTCCGGCAACGCGAACTCGCCGGTCGGATACGACTCGCCTGCATCGCCGGGCGGTCTCCGCATCAGCAGCGGCACGTACCAGGCTGGCATCTACCGCTTCGGCCAGATGAACTTCAGCACGAAGCAGATTGCGGAGTTCGAGGCGCGCGGGTCCGACATCCTCGCGACCTACACGCAGAAGCTTCTGGCGCAGGGCACGCAGCTGATGACGTCGCTCGTCGGTACGACCATCGCGACCGCTGCGAACTACGCGTACACCGATGCTCTGACGATTAACAATGCTCCGACTGCGGACCTGCAGGGTTATCTGAACCAGCTCATCATCAACATCATGGCTGGCGGTGCTGACCTCTCCAGCGGTCGCTTCGTTGCATGCTGCAACATGGAGGTTGCAAACGGCCTTCTGAAGCTCACGCAGGTTGCAGAGTCTGGCTACGCGCTGGCTTCTGACACCTCGAGCTACGCCCGCACTGGCGTCACGGACATGTCGCAGCTGAAGGCGTGGTTCGCGTCGAAGCTCCTCATTCCCGTGGAGCTCGTCGTCTTCCCGCACTACGTCACCACCCAGCAGGGTGGCACGTCGTCTCCGGCGATTCCGTCTGTCATCGGCGGCAGTGGTGGACAGGTCCTCTCCATCTTCAAGGTGGCAGAGTCCTATGGTTCGTCGGGCTTCATCCAGACGATGACTCCGAACCCGTCTGAGGCGACCGGCACCGTCCACACCTACCCCGTGTACAATCCGCAGGGTCAGGGTCTGCACATTGAGTGCGACCTCGGCGTCACGGTTGTCGGCGCGACTGCGAACGACCCGCAGAACAAGTTCGCGGCTCTTCTCGAGGTGTCGTAATTCGGACGCAGCTCCGGCTTCGGCCGGGTGCTGTGATGAGGCTGCAGCTCTGACCCCTCCGGTTGCAGTCTCTTCACAGCAAAGAGGTTCAAGATGCCAAACGAATACTCAACCTTTGGTGTGGTTCCTGCGGACATCGGCCGTTACCTGCCTCGCATCGCGTTCAGCGCGACGACGCAGCCGACTGACACGCAGGCAGAGGCCATCATTGACGACCATGCAGCGGACCTCTGCGGGTTCCTCATCGGCATGGGTGTAAGCATCACGACGCTCGCAGCTGACTCTGGCGCGACGATGTACCGGAACTGCCAGAAGTACATCCTGCTTCGTTTCGCGGCGCAGGTTCTTCGCAGCCGGCAGCAGGACAGCCAGTCGATGGCAGACCGCCTGGACGATGAAGCGAAGCAGCAGTGGGACCGCCTGCGGGTGCATGTCCAGGACATGGCGAAGACCCGTCCTAACGGCCTGTTCAGTCCTAACATCCTTCGTTCAAATGCGAACTACCAGCAGACGCTGACGAACAACCAGCTTAACAGCGGTTCTCGTCTGTCCGTGAATGCTGCAGTAGATAAGATGTAATGAGCGTCTTCATAAAGATGACGAACAATGCGAACGACGGCGTGAAGGTGCTCGAGGTAGCAATCCGGAACGCAGGGGACTGGTCTGCCTTCTGGGGCGGTAAGACTGACAGCGACGGCGTATCGAATGATTGGGCTAACTCACGCATCGACATGTTCCTGTCGCAGGGCGCATCAACGGGTCCCCGGTGGGCGAACTACAACGCGATGGAGAAGAAGTATTACGTGCCTGTGAAGCGGTGGGCGCTAGGTGGCGGCCCGATGCAGCAGGGTTCAGTGCTTCGCTGGTCAAAGACTCCGCAGAGCAGGACAGCAGGCCGTGAGCGGCTGTTCCCGTCGATGTGCGTGCAGAGCAATGCCAACTATGTCTACACGGTCCAAGGAAACATCGTGACACTGGGTACAAGCCTGTCGTATGCGTCGAACCATGACAACGGTACAGGCGGCTGGACGCGGAAGTTTGGCAAGAATAAGACTAAGTCAGTCACGGTTCTTACTCCAAAGCGACCGTTGACGCGGTTCGGAGACCCGTTTATCGGCAAGCTCCGGGACCGTCTGGGAAAGACTGCAGCAGCAATGGGCGGCAAGGTCGGAATCACGGATGCGCAGTACGCGGCTAACTTCAAGTTGAACGGCGGAAGGATTGGCCTCAAATGACGATTCCCAGCACAGCATATGGGCCGCAGATTGTGGCAGACCAGGCGAAGGCTTTGGTGCTGGCGAACTGGTCTGCTGTCTGCACTGCTGCATGGCAGAAGGCGATGGGCGCTCCGAACCTGCCGGCACCTGTGTCTGCGAATGTGTTCACGTCTCTTCGGACGCTGTTCACGGCAGAGTCGCAGCCGGCAATTGGTCTGTCTGTTGCATCCTCGAGCGCCAACATCACTGACGCGCTTGGAGCGATGGACCAGCTGCATGAGCTGCAGATTACTGTCTGTTCAGATTGGGGCTATTACGACGGGTTTGGAGTCGCGCAGCCACTGGTGTCTGCTTCTCCCGGCGACCCTGCCATAGAGTTCACGGCAGAGGTGTATGAGACGGCTCTGCGTGCATACGTGGAAGGCATCGTAATGATTCTGTGTTCTGCGACGTACGGGTTCATCAACCTGGACCTGCGTAACGGAAGCACACCGGGCTGGCAGGGGACAGGCATCTACAACGCGTCGCCCTATACTGGAGTCGCGCCGCAGGACTTCGTCGTCGGCATGGACGACACGGGACAATCTCTCATTCAACAGACGGTCAGGGCATCCATTCAGGTGTACCAGCGTCGCTCTCTTGCAGGATAAACCATGACGACCGCTCTTCTAGCTAGTAACCAAAGCGCAGTATTCATCCGCACGCAGGCCGCGCTGGGTACATGGGTTGACCCCTGCGAGGTCTTCCCTGTTACCTCTCCGGTAACCTACACTGGCACGCGAGCCATTCGCTGCATCGGAGCTCCGAAGTTCGCAGTTCGCGGCGCTGGCATCATCGACCGGAAGGAGGTCTTCACTCCGTGGGCTGGCAATACCTCGAGCCGGACGGGTGGCCTCGGATGGGACATCACGCTTCAGACTGAATTCTTCTGGCTATTCAATGAGGCCTTTGACATCACGCTTGCAAACCAGACGCAGCTCGCAGCGCTGTGGCTTGCGTCGCCGTGGGCAATCTCTGACGATGGCGCTTCGAACGACACGCTGATGGAAGTGCAGCCGTTCTTTGAGCCGAAGGCAGTTAGAACAAACACTGCAACTCCTCCTGCTGATAATTCTGTTGCATACGCGGTTCAGCCGTTCAGCATGGTGTACGAAGAGACGGGCGGAAAGCGTTACGAGGCCTTTGATTGCGTGGCTCTTCCGAAGATTTCGTGGGAATACGGCCAGCGCGTTATGATTGACTGGACCATCAAAGGTTCGTGGCGTCCTGTGACAAACAGCACTAACCAGCAGCCTTCGTACCCGTCGCCGTCGACGGAAGCGCCTCTCATCGGCGTGAACTGCGCTCTGACCATCACGGATATCACCTGCGCTGTGGATGCTGCGACGAAGGTCACTATCGACACAGGCTGGACTCTGAACGACGTTGGCGACACCCGGAAGGAGTACGGGTTCGGCATCTCCTTCTTCCGCCTGGACGCATCGCCGTCGCTGGAGATTGAGCTGGCGGAGTTCAATGAGACGCTGCAGGCCAGTTGGACACAGGCGCAGGCTAACACCATCGGCACCAGCATCGTTCTGGTCATGACGATTGCGGCTTCGCAGACTTGGACCATCACGCTGAACAACCCGCAGTACGTCGCCTTCCCGGAGAACGGTGGAGAGACGAACGGCTATCGCAGCAATGCTCTGAAGTGGCAGGCGATTCCTGACAGCAGCGCGACGCTGCTCTCCTTCCTGATGACTTCTACCTAACCAGATTCCCTAACAGCCCAAACTTCGGAGGGCGCACATGTCAGTTCAGTTCGTTGAAAGTGAGTGGATAACAGTAACCGTCAAAGGCGTGGAAGCGCGTCTTCTGGTCCGTGAACCGAATGCCATGGAAGGCGTGCGATACTTCGCAGCCGTGGATAAACATCGGGAGGCGATGAAGGCAGACTTCGAAGCGCTGGAGCGCATCATCCAGACTCACATCAATCTTCTGACTGCGTGCGTCCTGGACAGTGAGAACTTTGAGCCGGCCTTTCCGAAGGCAGGTTCGGAGAAGGAGCGGTCCGCGTGGATTGGTCGGATTCCGTGGACGGATGTTTCTAGTATTGCCTCTGCGGTCGCGACGGTGGGTTACCCAAAAACTTCAGCCGGGTCGAATGGCGAGACTTCGCCCGGCTGATAACATCACATCGGAACCGCTGCTGGGAGTGTCCTGACGCGATTCGTCATCAGAGAGGCTGCACGATGGGTTACAGGCAGGGTCTGGACTTTGAGTATAAGGAGCCACTGCCTGTGACGTGCCCTGTGCTTCTGATGGAGCCTGCGGGCTTCTGGAGCGCACTGAAGATGTCGAAGTGGATTGCGCGCGGCGCTCCAGTCATTACGCTGGAGCAGGTAACGCATGCGCAGCTCGAGCTGGCAGAGTTCGTTCAGTACGAGGTCGAAGAGGGTCAGAAGAATTACGACGAGCATAAGACTAAGGCTGCAACGCGCATGGCGGAGCTGTTTACTCAGAAGAAGGTGTAGCCATGGCGAAGGCAGTAGTCACACTTGAAGGCGACAGCAGCAGCCTGGTCAAAGCCATTGGCGATGCAAAGAAGGAGATGCTTGGACTAGAAGGCGGAGGAAAGTCTCTATCAAAGCAGTTCAAAGACGTTGCATCCGAAGCTGACAAAGCTGCTGGGGCGATGGTCAATAAAATTGGAGGCGGGACTGCAATCAAAGCGATTGGAGCAGTAGGCATCGCGTTTGGTGGCGCTAGTACGGCACTAAGTGCCTTCTCCGGCTCAATGAGCGCGTTTGCATCGACGCAGGGCGCGGCCGGTCAGCAGGCCATGGCGGACCTAGATAAAGCGCTGAATGAGCTTCAAGGTCAGCTCTTCACGGCCATCATGGGCACTGACGACATGCAAGAGGCGATGGATGCAATAATTCCAGTCGTCCAAATGGCGACATTTGTAATAAATGGATTACTTGCACCAATCAGATTTGTAGCTGAAGCTATCCGTTATCTCGCAGAACACACTGGCGATGCAACGGACGAGCAGAAAGAGTTAGCAAAGGCAGAGCGTGAAGCGGTCAAAGCCACGGACGCAACGGCTACTTCAGTCGCAGCGCTGAACACAGCATACGATAACATTGAAGGCGTGCTAGTCCGGCTGTTGGGAACAAAGAAGGATATTGCTCTCTTTGATTTGAAGACGCAGGCCACGGGGTTGATGTCGATAGTCAAGCAGGCAGAGGCTCTTGAGTTTGTTCGCTTGCAGACAGCTGGCAATCTTGCAGCAGACCGCGCTGAAGCTGCAGAACGCGCAGCGATGGACGACAGTTATGAAGTAGCGTTTAGAACTGCAGCTGATGCCCGGGTTAATAAAGCAAGAGATTCTGCTAGGGCTGAAGCGGTAGCTCGCATTGCAGAAGAGATGAAGGGTCAAGATGCGATGAAGGAGAAGGTAAAACTTGGCCTTCAAGAGTTAGAGCGCCAGCGCCAGGACATCGAAAGCGGAGTTACTTCTTTCGAAGAGCCTAAGCCGACTAGGACCGGCGGCGGCGAGACAGCCAAGGAGAAAGAAGCTCGTGAAGCGGCGGAGAAAGAAGCTGCTCGTTTGGTTCAAGAGGCGAAGGATAAGGCAGCTCTCGAGGCTCGCGTCGCCATGTTTGGTCAAGCGACTGACGCTGAAATCGAAAAGTATAAAGCAGCCGCAGAAACGAAAAAAGCGATTGCTCAAGAGCAGTTCAACGCAGCGCGAGCGCTCGCGATTGAGACCGCAGACCTGACCTTCAATCTGACGCAGACTCCAGAACAGTACATTGCTGAAGAGGAAAAGAAGGCAGAAGCTGCGAAAGCAAAGGTTGCAGCGGACGTTGCGCTGAGGAAAGAAGAGTACGACGCTCGAGTTGCTATGTTTGGTCAAGCATCGACTGCGGAGATTGACGCGTACAACGGGACGAAAGCAGCAAAGGCGGCAGCTGACCAGGCGGAGTTTGACGCAGCCCGGGCCCGCGCGATTGAGCTTGGAGACTTGAACTTCAACCTAGCGCAGACCGCAGCGCAATTTACCGATGCCCAGTCCTCGAAGGAGAAGGCCGCGCATAAAGAGAAGGTGGACGAACTCACGGCCGGCTTTCAGGAGTACGGGAAGCTTGCAGGCGCCCAGCTCGCAGCCGGGGAGAAGGCGTCGAAGGTTGCAGAGAAGCTGGCGAAGAAGGCGCTGGGTGCGCAGATTAGCGCGCTTGGAGATAAAGCGATGGTAGAGGCCGCTATGTACGCGGCTGCGTTCAATCCGATGGCGATACCCATGGCTGCAGCAGGCGTGGCAGCATACACGGCTGCAGCGTATCTGGGAGCGGAAGGGAAGAAGGCGACGACAGCGACACCGGCGGCAGCAGCTCCTGCAGCAGGTCCTGTGAACACGGCCTTCAACCTTCGCGTGGATGCTGCCTTTGCAGACGGTGAGAGTATCGCTAGACAGTTCGCGATGATGCAGAGGTCTGCACAGCGTCGCGGCCTCGTTCCAGTTGGAGCATAAGATGAACTTCCCGTTAGTCGCATGGCAGGTGACAGCTCCTGGGTTCACAGTAACGAACGCGATTGGAACGGCGTCCGTGCCTGCAGTGAACGGCAAATTTGGCTTCGGCGTGTCGTCGCTGATAGCACCCTACCCTGCTGCGACTAACACGGTGGCCTATTACCTGGCGGCGCAGATAACGGCGGCTGTGACAGTCGGGCCTCCGCCTGTTTCGCTCGGCATCGTGGCTGTTGCATCCTTCAACTTCACAGATACTACCGGCCCTTCGTTGTCACCTTTGACGATGACGCTAACGACGGCGTCGGCATCGGCAATCACGCTGGTGTTTGGGAGTATTGCAGACGCGGCGGTGTACGGCTTCGCGTCAACGACGGTCAGCATTGGAAGCGGCAGCGTTCAGACGACCACGACCTTCAATGTAGGTGGCGTGTGGGCACCTTCTGGTGTGTCTGGCGACGTGACGCGGACGACGAAGCAGCGCGCCGCAGCCAGCTCATCGGAGATGTCAGGCCTGTCCACCGATGTCGTGAACTGGGGACAGGTGGCAGACATAGAGGTCCGCTCCACGCTGTTCCCGGTGGCAAACGCGTTCACTTGGTACGCGTCGCAGTCGATTTATGCGACGAAGGCTGGCCGTCTGGTTGGCGACCCAAACAACATCTTTGAGAAGATGCTTGCAGCTGCCGCGACGGGCGTGACCTTCCATGTTTATGAGCAGGCTGCGACGGCTGCCGGATTCACAAATGAGGACTACCTAATTGCGAGGATGCCGGGCATCTCTTCAAAGTCTGCAGCGGCGGACTTCCTCCAGGCGGATGATGCACCGCGGCTCTGGAGTGCGACTGGCATCTTCTTCCGTGGAGAGACCTAATGACCTCTGACCGCGTCATCATCGTTCGAATCAGCGGCATCGGGTTTCAAGGTGACAAATTTGAGCCGCTGACGCTGACCAGCCGGCCGTTGTCGTACCTCCAATCCACAGCGATTGAAGGGGTGGTCACAGAGCTCACAACGCAGATGTCGTCGGAGATAGGCATTTTCTCGTCGATGGGTTCGGACCCGACGACGACCTTCAGTATCCTAGCTAACACGCAGACGCTGTCAGTGCTGATGTCGCGTGGAGCTACGGAGGTTCGCGGCGTAAATAACCAGAGCATCCAGACGACCGCGTATGTTACGCCTAACCCGACTCCGACGATAAAGGTGACTGACGCATCCACCATTGCAGACGGAAACATCATCCGCATCAATGGAGCTGCGTACGGGGTGTTAGCCTCGGATGGTTTGATTCCTGGAGAAATCCAAGCGGTGATGGCTTATGGGTCTGTGCCGCAGCCGATTCCTGTGCGCACTATCGGCGGAGAGGCGGTAGGTTCCACGCTGTATGCGTCCTACTGGCAGGGGAACGAGTACCCGACAGGCGGAGCTGAGCAGCAGGCCGTGACCATCTCCACGGTGGACATAGACGCTGTGTCTCCAGCTGCGGAAACGGTTGTCTTCCGTGGCGTGGTTTCGCGTGTGAGTCTGCAGACCTCGGCCGGGACAGAGAACCAGATTGCGGTGGAATGCATGTCGCTGATGGGCGTCATAAAGAACGCGCCGTGGGCACCGTCGTCGTCTGGTTTGAGCGTTTATGTTGTTCCGGGTTATAAGAGTCGAAGCGATTTTTCAGAAGCGATACAGCAACAATATAGCAATCGTTTTTTTAGCGGATTCATGAAGGTTTACCCAAATCTATCCATGACCGGTCCAATCTTTGAGGACACGACTAACCCGTACGACACGCGGTTCGGGGCGATGCAGATTCGCAGCGGACCGTATGGCGGAGTCAGTGGCATCATTGAGATTGAAGATAGCAATGTAATCACTGTCTCTGCAACGCCGATTGACCCTGAACTAGATAACATGCGCGCCAACGGGTTTAGTCTGGTGTTCAACGACGGGTACTATCGCCAATACAACGACGATGACGAACTAGACATTGCACTGACAGAAGGCAGTATATCGGACCTACGTCGCGCACGACGCGATGGAATAGTAACGCCTATTAGTTTGCAAATTGACCCTGCGTTTACAGCTCAGATTGCATTCAGCGCGCAGGACTTTCAAATTGCAATCATTGACCTTATCTTCGGCACATACAACGGCGACTTTACTGGAGCATCTGGCGTCCGGGCATGGGGCATGGCTGCATGGATTCCGTTCCCATTGACAGACTATCTGCAAATCATTGATTTGGGTTCATTGAACGCAGCGTTCAGCACAGATCAGATGCTTCGCGACATTCCGCTGTGCCAGATGTGGAACCCAATCACTTCAACTACTGAGTCAAATATTTTCATCCTTCCAGTGAAGCCGGATGGTCCTAAAACCATTGGAGAGGTCCTGGACAACATTATGAAGAACCTTGGTCTCTTCATGGTTTACGACAAAGGTCGCATCACCTTCGGCCGGTGGGCTTGTGCGAACCCCTTTCCTACTTCGATAAACGACTCTCACTTCGCGGAACCGAAGGTCGGACTTAGCTTCGACAGAGCGAACAGCATCCAGTCCGTGACAGTGGAGTACCCAGCCGTCATCACGGCAGACAACCTGTCAATGACAAAAAACCCGATTGCAAATTTGGAGCGCATCATCACGGGGGCTGGAAAGATTGTGACTGTCGGAAGCATGATGCAGCAGGGGACAGATTACCAGGCTGGAACCATCCAGAGTTTCGCGTTCCAGAACGGAACGGACATGGTCCTGCGTTACTCGCAGGCTGCTGGCATCATTGAGGTGACGCTGCGGAACGAAACGAAGCAGCTCGCCATCGGAGAGTACGTGGCCTTCACTAGTTTGTTTATTCCTAACGGCGAAGGGTCGATGGGCGTGGCTAATGCGACCGGCATCGTTTTGAAGGCAACGCGCAGCTGGCAGACTCCGACGAGCTCCTACACGCTGTTCCTGCCCGGCTACCTGTATGCAGCCAACCGTGTGTCGCTGGTGTCTGTGAGCGCACGCGTTGTCGCTGTTGCGTCGACAGGTGTCATCACCATTGAAGACAACGCGTTCACGCTTCCTGCTCCTCTGGCGCAGCTCAACGCTCCGGCCTCTGACCCTGAAGCGTTTGACCAGACGCTGCAGCGCATCGTAAGCGGCGTTCCAAAGAACTACTGGTGCGAGCTGTACGACCAGTACGGGACGCCTTATGGTCTCACAGAACGACTCGTCAACGTTGGAAGCACGAATCTTCAGTTCAGCGGTGCTGGCTTTGACACAGCCATTGCAGGAGACATCATCATCATGCAAGCTGCCACTGGCCTCAATGTTTTCTCAGGCAGTGTGGAAGACATGGAGGAATGCTGGGACGCGTTCCAGGCTGACACCATGGGTCTGGTCGACGCAAACGATATTTTTGCATACCCGTGGAGCCGCTGATGGCATGGAAGAAGATTGACGACGCGCAGGCGCTCCTGGACATGCCCTATTCGTCCTTCTTGGCAAACGGCCTGACGACGAACGCGAACAGCTATAACAATGACATGACGCGTGGAGGCGGCATTGCGTGGAACGCCACTCACCCTGTTACCTGGTCATCGTACTGGGAACCACGGGGCTTCATGTTCACGGTGAACGTGGGACAGGCCGTGAAGCAGGTAGACTTCCGTGTGACATACGCGACGCTGACTAGCAGCCAAGATGGAGACGGCTTTCAAGGGTACGTCAACATCTTTCGCTGGGGTGGAAGTGAGTTCGTTACTGTCGGCCTTCTTCCGAGTGCCGGAACTCCAACTTACCTAGACATTAGCCTTCCGTTGAACGCTGCTGCGACAGGTCCGCAGAACTTTGGTATGACTTTCCAGTCTTCGAAGCTGGAACAACTTGGAACTGTAAACGTGAGCGGTGGTGTGGAGAACATCATCTATCTAGATGAAGTCACATACCCCATAACGGCAGGCGAGAAGCATGAACTTCTGGACATGACTGGTGTGCCTGCTCCCAGCGCCGGAGAAGCATCCACTCTGAACGAGTATCAGATAAACTACATCAGTACCAATATTCCAAACCCGCCAGATGGTTACGCATCTGTGTTCCCCTCTTTGGTCAGAAACCCTCCGCGCCTTCCGTCCTATTACGAGTACGTTCAGAGTCATATAGCACAAGTTTACGAACTTGGAGCGATGACACTGCTCGGAGTTGCGTTCAATTCAATGAATGCAAACCCAGGCACTGCCCCTGCGCAGTTCAGTCATCAGACTACCGCTCCGCTGACGGAGGTCATCGGCACCCAGAACGGTGCGGTTACTGTGTTCCAGCCGGACCTCTGCAACGGTGTGTCGCAGCGGTATGCCTTCGGAGCTGTGATTGCGGCTGCCACGACCAACCCAGTTCGCGCCGCTGTCAAAACTGGGTTTAGCTTTGTCTCAAACACCATTGTTGACAACCTGACGCTGTCCGTGACGATGCATTATTCCGGTCTTGCAAGCGGAACGAACTCGCTAATCACTCTATCATTGAGAGATAATACCGGAACGCTGGTTACGCAAAATGTAGACACGCCAATAAGTGTAAGGCTAAGTAATTGGAAACAGTCGGTAATCGGCATAACTGCGCGTGGTTGGTACGACTCGTCCGCAGTCGCAGCATGGGGGACGCGTGACAGCATGGATGTTACGGAAATGACAACTGGCACTATGGTTGCAATCAATACGCCTGCGCTTTCACTGTTGGCTAACAAAGTTTACACGGTTGAACTGTCAGTCACGCCAGATAACACGGCTATCTACGTCTACAACCTGTACGCTCGTCTTACCTCTATCGCAGGCTAATCATGGGCTTCACGATTCCCGCAGTCTATCCGGCCCCGCTTGAGAATCAGGGCGTTCCGAACAAGATTCGCGCTCCGACCATGCTGACGCTCCTCGAGCGCGACAGGTTCATCTTTGCAAACCAGCGCCGGATGCTCACTTCGCTGTCCCCGTTCTTCACGACTAACACAGTCTCTGCCGATTTGTCTGCGTGGCTGTGGGTTCACAACTCCAAGCTGACTGAGAACGCTGTCACGGTTGGAGTCTATGGCCTCAACGCCATCGTCATTGTTGTTGTAGACGGCGTGACCTCAACCATCACGCTGGGAGCAGCGCCGGCCTTTGCTGTTGTCGGTATCGCGCCAACCTGGACTGACGACAAATGGGTTTTAGTCGCTGTCAGTGTGCAGTCCACCTCTGGGACAGGCGGATACTACGGTCTGTACATCCTCGAAGACCCTTTGAAAGAAGCTACGCTCCCCTAACCTCCGATTGGAGTTCCCCCGATGAGTGCCGTCTTTGGTCTGCTGCCCACCTTCCTTCGCGAAATCGCGCGATACACTGTCACTCCTGCACAGGGTGGCATCATCCTCAAGAACGGACACACAGGCCGCGCTTTCAACCTCGAGCATCACGACAAACAGCAGCTGGTGAACGCCACTCGCATGCTCGCAGATGCGATTCAAGCATGGGCAAAGACCGAACCCACACAGGAAGTGCGGCAGACTCCTACTCCCGTCAAGGAAGGCCCATACGGTCCAATTCATGAAGCGCCTGCGGACATCCTAATGGGTGCGGCCGCGACGAAGGCTGCTGCGAAGCCAGACATCATTGAACACGGCGTCGCCGTGGAGGTCAAGGCCAAACGTAAATACGTGAAAAGGAGCAAAGATGTCTGATGCACGCGTTGAGTACAATCTGAAGCAGGTCGGAAAGTCATGGAAGCGCGAAGAACTGCCTGCGCCGTTCTCCACGCTTGACCCGGCCTCCGCTGCTTTCGCTGATGCTGTGGCAACCTTCCAAGCTGCGAAGGGTCTGACCGCCGATGGCAAGCTGGGACCCGGCACCTTCGCTGCGCTGGTTCCTCCAAAGCCTGCAGCTGCAGGTGACCTCGCAGGCCTTCTCATTGAGTCATGCCAGGCGGAGCTCCGCAAAGGCGTGAAGGAGGTAGGAGGCGCGAACCACGGCCCTGATGTGGAGAAGTACCAGAAGAGCGTAGGAGTGGCGAAAGGTGGCCCATGGTGCGCTGCCTTCGTCGCGTGGAACGTGATGAACAGTCGCGGCCTAACGAAGCCTCCGGCATGGTGCAGCGGTTCGGTCGCGACCCAGTGGCACCTCGGCTCCAAGAAGTGCGCTGCTGATGCAAAGACGACGCCGCTCGAGGCTGGCTTCCAGTCAAAGGTAAAGGCCGGCTGGGTCTGGTGTCGCGCGAAGGACCCGACGGGAGCAAAGGAGTGCCGCTCCGGGACGTGGGTACAGGGTCACACTGGCGTCGTCGTGAAGGTGGACGACACTGGCTGGACGACCATTGAGGGTAACACTAACAGCGCAGGCAGTCGCGACGGCGATGGTGTGTATCTGAAACATCATCTGTGGACGAACGCACCTCAAGTCGATAGGACAATCGGGTGGTTCGACCCTACCAAGATTTAGTCTAACCGCCCTCGAGGGGGCTGCGTCTGGTGCATCATGGCCGTGAAGCTGACGAACAGCAAAGGCAAACTTAACTGGGGCCTTATGGCCGGTGGCATTCTCGGAACTGTCGTTCCCGTTCTGGTCACAGCAATCACAGGCGGTCTCGGTGCAGTCACCATTCCCATGTGGGTTGCGCTTGCCAGTGGAGCCTCCGCGCTTGCAGCTGGTAACGTTGAGCTGAAGACTCCCGTTGAACGCGCATTGGACGCAGACGCAGCGAAAGTGAAGTCAGATGGCGAGTGACAGCCGCAGCTCGGTTGAGACCATGGCTTCAAAGGCCGTCGTCGGACTGCCAACCATGTGGCGCATCGTCACCGTCATTGGCTCGGTTGCCTCTACCATCGTTTTGATTTTTGCGTCCTTCGCTTTCAACCTCGTGCGAGAGGAGTGGAAGGAGCTCAGAGCCGAGGTCAAAGAGATGCGAAACCGGCTCGAGGAGATGCCCGATGCTGCGACGCTCAACCGTCTGGCTGATGATGTCCAGGACCTAGGCCGGCGCGTGGACCGCATTGAGAATCAAGTCAACAATTGGGATGAGTAGCCATGATTGAACAAGACCCGACTATTACCCTGTCTGAAGCTCTGGCTCGTGCTGCTGTGGCCGAGGCCGAGGTGGAACGTCTCAATCGGGGCATCGCCATCGAGATTGCTGCTGCTGACAGGCGGGCTTCTCGCAAGCTGTCCATCCTTCGTCTCATCTTCATGGGCATTGCCGCGCTCATGGGCTACCTTGGCGCGCTCACGCTCATCAACTGGTACATTCCCGGCAGCACTGACAAGGACGGCATCGGCGTCTCGTACTTCCAGATGAGCAAGGACATCCTGCTAGTCATGACCGGCATCCTTGGCTCGGCTATGGCTAATGTCTTTGACGCAGGCGGCCGCAGCGCGGGCAGCGCAGGCGAGCGCATGGCACCGCATACCGAACAGCCGCCTGTCTAGACTTATGGTGTGACCCTCTAGAACACGCGCAGGAAGAGCGCTGCGACCGTTGCCACGGCACCGACATAGGTCAGCGCCAGCAGGACCTTCTTTGCCGTCTCTACGTTCCTGTCGATGCAGTCCACGGCGTGCAGTTCAATGCGCTTCAGGAACGGGGCGGGAGCGGTATGTTCGATGACCTTCAACATGGTGTGTCCTTCTTGACGGGGAGAGGCATGCATACAGCGCGCAGAACGCTACTCAAATTTTCCGCGCATTTTTTCTCGCGACTTCGTACACAGCCGCCCAATGGTCAAAGACCGCTTCAGAGGCAATCTCGTCGCTGATGGCTTCTACGCCCATCTTTATCCGCTTCGCCTGCTTCTTCGCGTATGCCTCTGCCGCTTCGCGCTTGTACTGCTCATACCGCTCTGGGTTGTTCTTTATCATCGCCCACTGTTTCTGCCCGGAGCGACGCAGACTTTCTTTGCGCAGCTCGTCCAGGCGATGCAGGAACCCATGGTCCGCATTGAGGTTCAGTAGAAGCAGGAAGGTGCGCTGCGCTTTTATCGCTGCCACATCCTGGGCCGTGTGCTGGATGTTATGCGTGACCTTGTACCAGACCGTGGAGTTCACGCTGCGAGCAATGTAGTCGTTGAACAGGCCGCGCAGCTCTTGGTCTGTTTCGATGGCTCTCTCCGCCCATCCGGGTTCGACAATCTTCGCGGTCAGCGATGCGATGCGCTCTGCGTTTCGTTTGTTCTGCCGTCGCTGCTCCGCTCTCCTGTGGTTCAGTCTCTTCCGCTCTTCCTGCGTCAGATGCGACTGCGCCATGCGGATGGAGTGAACGCACAGCTTTTGCTCCTTCGCGTCGATTTCGCCGCTCTCTATCGCTTCAGCGATGTAGGCCTCTGTCGTCAGCATTGATGCAGTCACCAGTGCAGGGTCGCGCTTACTGCTGCGATAACGAAGCCAACGCTCACGCTCCTTCTCGAGGAACGCTTCACGCAGCTCCGGGCATGCGTTAATTCTAGCCATCTTTTTCGCCTGCTTGCGGCGCTGCTTCGCACGCTTCTTTTCAACGCGCATTGCCATGATGTCCTTCGGAACTTCAAGCGGCTCTGGGACATGGACCTCTACTTTGATGCCTGACTCGCGCAGGGCCTGTCGCGCTGCAGCGCGCTTCTGCCGTTCCCGCGCCCTGCGGTTCCTGTCCCACTCGCGACGGACTTCCAGCTGCTTCTGCCGTTCTTCATTGGTGGCGACGCGTCTGTCGCGCCAGCCTTTGGTGTACTGTCTGACCTTGGCCTGCCGCTCCTTCTTCTTCTGTGCTTCGAAGACGGGCGCACGCGCATCCACCGTCTGCTTCACGGCTGCGATGCGCTCAACGGCCTCTGCCACCGTGGGAAGTGAAAGCGTCATGATTAGACCTAGACGCTTCAGAGAGGTTCGGTACTCCTCAATCTGTCTGTCGTACCAGCGCTGCGTGTGAGCTGGAATCGGCTTTCCTGTCCGCTTCGCTTCGTTCAGGCGGTCGTGGTACTGCTTCTTGAACATCTCGAAGCGCACCTCGAGGTCAGTCTTAGGATGATGTTCAGCCATTGTTCAGCGCCTCCATGTGCTGGAGGCAGGACCAATTCTTTATGATGACGCGCATCAGACCGCGCTGCTCGAAAGCGTCTGCCGGCATCTTCGACAAGACATCCAGCATCGTCCAGATGACCAGACCTTGCGACAAGTTCCGAGAACACCAGGCGCGCTCAATGCATGCAATGCTCGCAGGGTCGTACTCTTCCCACGTGCCAGAGAGCAGCAGCAGCAGCTCGTCGTCAACGATGCCCACCAGATCGAACCCGGCTCTGCGGTATTCCATGAACAGCGTGCCGTCGAAAGGCATCAGCAGCGCCGTTCCATCGTCCGCTTTCGCGGCTTCACGAATCACGTCAAACACTTCCAGTGACATCTTCATCGTCCCTCTCTTGTGACTGGTCTGGGGAGACCGTGGTTGCCTCCCTGCTTTACACCGTCAACTAGAGAGAGTCAACACTAGCGCGTCGATTTCCAGAGGAGCCACGCGGTGTACGAGAAGATGATGACCATGAAGGCCAGCATCAGCGGGTCTGCTTTCGGCTGCGCCGCAGCCATCAGTGCCATTACCATGGTCGCCTCTCCATCACGACGCTCCAGTCCTTCTCCGGCAATGTGCAGGAGAACAGAATGCTTCCGTCGTCGCGCAGCCTGCGGTCCCAGCAGGCCTCGACAAGTTCAGTGTAATTGTCCATGGTCGGAAGGCAGGTCGTACTCTTCCCTGTCTCCCGGCTGTGGAAGATTGCTTCACGCGCAGTGTCGTACATGGACGCTCCTTCAGATGACACGGATGGCCTTCGTCTTCACGACAACGACGGTCCATCCGTGAAGGTCGGAGATGAACCTGACGACGCTGCCGTCGTCCTGCCACCTGTCGCACTGATGCTCGAGGTCGTCGATGTTCTGCTGGGTCGGAAGGCAGAGCGTGATGAGGCCATCGCCCATGCTCTCCAGAATGGCTTTATCTGCGGTCCTGTAAGTCGTCAGCATGTTACCTCCCATCGTATGAGTCACGGATGATTACCCCGATGATGACGCCTAACACTAGTCCAAACAGCAGAGACATCGGTTCAATGGGAGGCAGAGGCTCCGCACGCAGCTGCTC